TTCTTAGGCAGCTTATCGACGCAGGAACCCTCAGCAACCTTCCGGGCGGTCTCAAGTCACGCGGGCTTAGAATTAAGGGAGACGATACGCCTATTGCTCCGGGAGAATTCCGCGACGTAGACATCCCAAGTGGTGCGATCCGCGACAACATCCTGCCACTGCCATACAAAGAACCCTCGCAGACTCTCGCGCAGTTGATGGACCGGGTGGTCGAGGAAGGCCGTCGCTTCGCTGCGGTGTCGGACCTGAAGGTTTCGGACATGTCCTCGCAGGCTCCGGTCGGTACTACCCTTGCGATTTTAGAAAGAGTCCTGAAGGTGATGTCGGCTGTTCAGGCCCGCATCTACTACGCGATGAAGCAGGAATTCAAACTGCTTGCTGGGATCATTCGGGACTACACACCGGAAGAATATTCGTACGAGCCGGAAGTCGGTGATCGTAAAGCGAAGAAGGCGGACTACGATGATGTCGATGTCATCCCGGTCTCGGACCCCAACGCGGCAACGATGTCGCAGAAGGTCGTTCAATATCAAGCCGTTCTACAACTCAGCCAGTCGGCTCCTCAACTCTACGACCTACCTTACCTGCACCGTCAGATGATCGAGGTGTTGGGGGTTCGAAACGCTGACAAGATTGTCCCGATTACGGATGACCTTAAGCCGATTGATCCGATCAGCGAGAACATGGGCTTCCTCACCAGTAAGCCGACCAAGGCGTTCATGTACCAAGACCACGACGCCCATCTCCAAGCCCACGTTTCGTTCTTGCAAGACCCGATGATTATGCAGACGGTCGGACAGAACCCGCAGGGCCAGCAGATTATGGCAGCGGTCATGGCTCACATCATGGAGCACACGGCGTTCAAATATCGTCGCGAAATCGAGAAACAACTCGGTGCTGCTCTGCCCCCGCCGCCTAGCGCGGAAGATCCGGATACTTACTTGCCTCCGCAGGTCGAGGTCCAGCTCTCGCAGTTGGCTGCGGCAGCGGCGGCTCAGCTTCTGCAGAAGGACATGGCGGAGGCTCAGGCTCAGCAGGCAGCGCAGCAGGCTCAGGACCCGCTCGTGCAGATGCAGCAGATGGACCTGCAGATCAAGCAGATGGAGGCTGAGACTAAGAGACTGAAAGCGGGGATGGAGATGCAGATCCAGCAGGCTGAACTACAACGCAAACAGCAGAAGGATCTTATCGACGCTGCTGCCAAGGAAGATGAACTGCGGCTCCGTCAGGCGGAGATCGCTGCAAGAACTGAACTCGACGCCGCTCGTCTCGGTGTGGACATTGAGAAGCACAAGACCGACGTTGAGGTACAGCAAATGGTTGAGGAAGCACGGCTCCGGCTCAGTGATATCCGCGACCAACAAAATCGGGAGATGAAACCGCAAAACAAGGAGTAATACATGTCTTATACCAACGCTCTTGAATACTTGAGTTCTAAACTCAAGGAGGAGCGCACGTTGATCATAGAAAGCCTAATTCAAGGGAAACTTGATGAGGGTGAGTACAAAAGGCTATGTGGGGCGTTACAGGGTCTCGACCTCGCAAATGGCTATATCAAAGACCTTGCAAAACGCTTGGAGCGCGACGATGAGTAATATTGATATTGAGAAGACGCAGGAGGAGGCGAAGAAAGCCTCGCAACTGCCAGACCCGAAAGGGTACCGAATCCTCTGTGCAGTCCCGCACGTAGAAGAGGAATACGAAGGCGGCATTATCAAAGCCGAGGACACCAAGAGGACGGAGGAACTGACTACGGTCGTCCTATTCGTCATTAAGATGGGTGACCTTTGCTACAGCGATAAGGACCGTTTCCCAACTGGAGCTTGGTGTAAGGAAGGCGACTTTGTGTTGACCCGTCCCTATGCTGGTACCCGGTTGGTTATCCACGGACGAGAGTTCCGCATCATTAACGACGACACGGTGGAAGCAGTAGTTGACGATCCCCGTGGTATCCGTCGCGTTTAAGGAGTAAACCATGCAAGAAGAATACAAATTCCCTGACGAGGTAGAGAAAGAAGAGGCTTCAACACCCGCTGAAGATACCCTTGAAATCCAGATCGAGGACGATACCCCGCCAGAAGATCGAGGCCGCAAGCCGCTACCGAAAGAGGTAGTAGATGAGCTTGATAAAGACGACCTTGAGGACTATTCCGAGAAGGTCAAGAAGCGTCTCTCCCAGATGAAGAAGGTCTGGCACGACGAGCGCCGTGAGAAGGAACGTGCCCTACGAGAACGTGAGGAAGCCCTACGGTTTGCTCAGGCCCGCGAAGAAGAAATTAAACAACTTCGCCAAAAGGTCACTATTGGGCAACGTGCTTACGTGGAAGAGGCTAGTCGATCTGCCGCAAACGACATTGCGTCTATTAAAGAGCGCATTAAACAGGCCTATGAAGCGGGAGACGCCGACAAGCTAACCGAAGCTCAGGAAGCCTTAACTGACGCGAAAATGCGTCTTAAGGAGGTGGAGCGATTTAAACCTGCTTTACAAAAGCAGGAATCAAGTGTACAACAGGCACAACAGACAAGTGTTCCAAATCAATCAGTTGCAGTAGCTCCAGATTCTAAAGCGGAATCTTGGCGCGAACGTAACAGATGGTTCGGGGCTGACGAGGAGATGACCGCCCTCGCACTTGGACTGCACGAAAAACTGGTCAAGTCTGGTGTAGACCCGCGTAGTGATGATTACTACCGGACGATTGATCAGACGATGCGTAAGCGATACCCCGAGGCTTTCGAGGATACCGCTGAGCAAACGTCGGAGGAGTCTTTCCGTAGAGGAGAGAAGCCCCGCGCACAAAAAGCAGCCAATGTGGTTGCTCCAGCTACGCGGAGTACCGCGCCGCGTCAGGTCCGCCTGACACCGACTCAAGTTGCCATCGCCAAGAAGCTTGGACTGAGCAATGAACAGTACGCACGTGAAGTAATGAAACTGGAGACTAACTAAAATGGCTGAAAATAGAATCGCTCGCGAACTCGAAAACCGCGAATCCGCGCAACGTAAAATGGCTTGGACCCCGCCGCAGACGCTCCCTGAACCGGAGCCGCAAGATGGTTGGGTGTTCAGGTGGATTCGGACTTCGATCATGGGTCAGGCTGATCCGTCGAATACGTCCGCAAAGTTCCGGGAAGGTTGGGAGCCCGTTAAGGCTTCTGAACAACCCAAATTGATGATGCAAGCTGATCCCAACAGTCGTTTTAAAGACAACATTGAGATTGGCGGGTTGTTGCTCTGTAAGGCTCCGGCTGAACTGATGAAGCAGCGTGATGATTATTACGCACGGCAAGCACAGTCTCAGATGCAGTCTGTGGACAACAACTTTATGAGGCTGAACGACGAGCGGATGCCGCTGTTCAATGAACGACGCTCCTCGACCTCGTTTGGCAAAGGTAAATAAATTCATTTTAGGAGTATCAAATGGCTTACCCCACTGTTGATGCCCCTTATGGCTTGAAGCCGGTCAATTTGATCGGTGGCTTGCCGTTTGCGGGTGCTACTCGACAGATCGCGATTGGTAACAACTACGGCACCGCCATCTATAACGGCGACGTCGTTCAGTTGAACTCGTCGGGAAATGTCATCATCACGACCCTTCAGAACGATTCCTCCCCGATCGCGGGTGTGATCGGTGTGTTCCTCGGCTGTTCGTACACGAACCCGACCACGAAGCAGAAGCTCTTCTCGCAGTACTACCCCGGTAGCGTTGCGGCTGACGACATCACGGCTTATGTCTGTGATGATCCGAACGCTCTCTTCAAGGTTGTGAACGTGACGAGCAACGTTGCGAACAGCACTTCGGGCGGTCTTCTCCCGGCCTATCTCTCCCGCGCCAACTCGTTTGGCACGAACGCGGAGCTCGTCCTCAACACGGGTTCTTCGGTCACGGGCGACAGCAAGATGGGTGTCTTTATCAACAACGTGACGACCTCGTTGCCGTTCCGTGTGGTTGATATCGTCACCGATTCGGCCAACAGCAGCGGAAACATTGTCGAGTTCATCGTCAAGTTCAACGCTGGCTACCACGCGTATAACAACGCGACTGGCACCTAATAGGGAGTTCTAAGAAATGGCTATTTCACGTGCACAATTACTGAAAGAGCTGCTTCCCGGCCTGAACGCCCTGTTCGGTCTGGAGTACAAGCAGTATGGCGAAGAGCACAAGGAGATCTACGAGACTGAGACCTCCGAGCGTTCTTTTGAAGAAGAAACGAAGCTGAGCGGATTCTCCGCTGCCCCGGTCAAGCCGGAAGGCCAAGCCATTGCGTACGATAACGCGCAGGAAGCTTGGACGGCTCGTTACAACCACGAGACGATTGCTCTCGGCTTCTCCATCACGGAAGAAGCGGTTGAAGACAACCTGTACGACTCGCTCAGCAAGCGCTACACGAAGGCTCTTGCCCGCGCTATGGCGTACACGAAGCAAGTTAAGGCTGCCTCGGTTCTGAACAATGGCTTCGCTGCCGGTTATGTCGGTGGTGACGGTCAACCGTTGTTCTCGGCCTCGCATCCGCTTGTCTCGGGTGGCGTTAACAGCAACCGTTTGACGGCTTCGGACCTCAACGAGACTTCGTTGGAAGCGGCTGTCATTCAGATTGCTGGTTGGACGGACGAGCGCGGTCTTTTGATCGCGGCGAAGCCCCGTAAGCTCATCGTTCCCCCGGCCTTGATGTTCGTTGCTAAGCGTCTTCTCGATACGGAACTCCGTGTTGCGACCGCTGACAACGACATCAACGCCATCAAGGCGATGGGTGCGATTCCGGAAGGCTACGCAGTGAACCACTTCTTGACCGACACGAACGCTTGGTTCTTGACGACCGACGTTCCGAACGGCATGAAGCACTTCGTGCGTACCGCGCTGCAAAACAGCATGGACGGCGATTTCGACACCGGCAACGTTCGGTATAAGAGCCGCGAGCGTTATAGCTTCGGCTGGTCGGATCCGCTGGGCATGTTCGGTTCGCCGGGCGCGTCCTAATCGGACTGGATCGGGGGGCTTCGGCCCCCCTTTCCTTTTAAGGCTATAGTGTGTATATAGTCTCTATCGGGAAAAATCCGCTTATCAGACAGCCCCGACTGACGACATGCAGACTGATAAGCATTACTCGCATGTGAGGAATATTTAAATGGCACGTACTACTTTCTCGGGTCCGGTCGCTTCGGACAACGGTTTCATCGGTGATTTCGTCGGTAACATCACGGGCAACGTGACGGGCGATGTCTTCGCTTCGGTTCAGTCCCTCTCGGGAGCCGGTGCGGTCAATGTGACCGACATGTTCACTTCGCTTACCACGACTGGCGCTGCTCAGGCTCTGACCCTTGCTAACGGCACGGTTGGTCAGTTGAAGGTTGTTGCTCACGTGGTTGATGGCGGTTCGGCTGTGCTGACCCCGACCACGAAGATTGGCTTCACCACGATCACGTTTACGAACGTTGGCGATGCTGCCACCCTGATCTACACCGCCGCTGGTTGGGCGATTGTGGGAATCAACGGGGCTGTCGCTGCTTAATAGGAGCCGCTAATGGCTATGCAAACAGATGTATTAGCTAGTGCGGTTCGAACTACCGATGGCCTTCTTGCTGATCAGGCAGGTAATACCCTCGGG